ATATGTAAACTTGAAAGCACGGCAGGATCATTTGATAAATTATTTGATTGTTCTAACGGACATCCTGTTGTGATAACATCTTTGATATCAGAAGAGATATCAATTGAAACTGTAGTGATACTAAATCACATAACAAAGTTTTTATCTAAAGCAGATAAAGAGATTACAGAAACCATTGTGTGGCCAGATATATCAAGGAAGATTCGTAAGTACGGATCATTCATCAATATTGATAATAATAAATTTAAAAATATTATACTTAAAGTTTTCTCGTCATAGCGATGAAATCTTAGATTTGCAGTTGTCGAAATGCCATCTTTTCATAAGGCTAAGGCCCCCACTTTTGGAACAGTGTGGGCAATGGACTATTTCTTGAGCAACACCTTTATTAGCAGCTGACAACTTTGCTCTAGTTTCGTCAGATATATGATTTTTAGCAGCAGACATCTTTGCTTTGGTTTCGTCAGAGCGTTTACTGCCAGTATTAGCATCAGATATCTTGGCTTTAGATTCTTCGGAATGTTTCTTGCCTGTATTACCAAATCCACCATCAAGACCATTTTCAAGAATGAGATTTGCCCAAAGATTGGATTCTACTATGTTGTTTTCAATAGATAACTGTAGTGCAATTTCTGTGATGTTGGTGTCGTAATATGGTTCAGATACCCAAAGGGTTTCAACGAATTCTTTACCATGCTTTTTGATATGTCGTTTCCAATGTAACCCTGATCCTGGATATGTATAGGGATCTCTAGTAGTTTTACCAAAGTATTTCTTACCAGTTATGGAGTGTTGCTTGATATAAAGAAATGTTGGAGTGATTGGTGTATAAATAGTTGTGCTGGTCATGGTAGTTCCTTACTGTAGAATGATTAGAGCCAATAGATGTTCGAGCATCGTGATTGGCATTTTTATTGCTTGACAAAAAGTGATTATTGTTATATAATAGTCTTTCTATAGTGTTATTTATACAAATTGAAATTTAGAGAAAGAAGTGAAAATAAGTGTTGACAATCTTACTACTGTATAGTATAATAGTATTTTAGTTAGTAGACAGAGGAGGTAAATTTAGATGCAGTATGTGTGAATAATTCAGTGTTACAAATAATTCAGTAAATAATTCAGTAAATAATTCAGTAAATATAAAAGGAAAATAATATGTCGTTTGATTCATTAAAAAGAAACCGTGCTAATATATCATCATTAACTAAAGCAGCAGAAGCTGCTGGTGGTGGTGAAAAGAAAAACTATGCGGATGATAGACTTTGGAAACCAACAGTTGATAAAGCTGGTAATGGTTATGCAGTATTTAGATTTCTACCAGCACCTGAAGGTGAAGATCTCCCTTGGGTAAGTTATTTTGATCATGGGTTCAAAGGTCCATCTGGTCAATGGTATATCGAGAATTCATTAACATCAATTGGTCAACAAGATCCAGTTTCAGAAGCAAATACAATCTTATGGAATACTGGTCGTGATGAAGATAAAGCAATTGCTCGTGATCGTAAAAGACGTTTACATTATATGTCTAATATCATGATTGTTTCTGATCCAGGTAACCCCGCTAACGAAGGTAAAATATTCTTATACAAATATGGTAAAAAGATTTTCGACAAAGTTATGGATGTTATGCAACCACAATTTGCGGATGAAACACCACTAAACCCATTCGATTTCTGGGAAGGTGCAGATTTCAAGTTGAAGATTCAACAAGTTGCGGGATATCGTAACTATGATAAATCAGAGTTTTCGGCAGCATCTGTGTTTAATGAAGATGATGCTAAACTTGAAGTAATCTATAATGGGTTATATAAATTAGGAGAGTTTACAGATCCAGCAAACTATAAATCGTATGATGAATTGAAAGCGAAACTAGCAAGAGTCTTGGGTGAAGAGGGTGCTACAAGATCAACAGCAGAATCTATTTCATTAGATGAAACTGCAACACAACCCAGTTTCAAAACAGAGTTCGCTAAACCAACAGCATCTGTTGCTGAGGAAGCAGAGGATGAAACAATGAGTTACTTTCAAAAACTAGCATCAGGTGATGGTGGTAGTTAGAGATAGATAACAAGGTATAGTAGAAAGGGGACTTAATTGTCCCCTTTTTTTTCTTTCTAATATCCAGTGTTCATAAACGACAATTTCACCATATCATCTGGAGTAATTCCACTAGAAACAACGGTGGATGAATTTGTCACATTAGTAGTAGCATTACTATTTGAAGTCCAACCACCTGGAGCAACAACGATATTGTTACTTTCTTTATCTGCTTCTGCTTTTTCATTGATATTTTCATTGGTTCTTGTATATACTCCAGAGTCAGGTGTTTCTAACTTTTCAACCACAGGTTCATCACTACTACTACTACTAAAGAAATTACCGATACTTGATAAGATACCACCACTTTCCTTTTCAGGGGATTCTTTAACTAAAGATGCAGATTTTTCGGTTGATTTATCTGTTACTGTAGAATCAAGCGGTTCCTTTTTAGCGTTTTCTTTCCTATAATGTTTGTTTCCCCATTTTTCAGTTTTAGCCAACTCAGCAGCATTTTTAGCTTTAACACGAGAATCCATATCTTTAGGCATGGTAAACCCACCATCAAAAGGATTTTCTTTAGTAAATTCGTAGGATTCCTTTTCTTCTGGTGTTAATAATGCAACCTTTTCTGCTTCTGCTTTATCACGTGCATCGTTTCTAGCCTTTGCTATCTTTTGATTTTTAGTTAATTCCTTTCCTTCGATTACCAGTTGACCAGCAAGGAATTTTCCGTCTTTTACACCAGCATCTTTAAGTTGTTTTGCTTGATCGTCTCTTACACGTTTACTCTCTTTCCTTCTATCGTTAGAATTTCTCTTTCCTTCTCCTCTGAATCCATTAGCTCTGTCATTAGATAGTTTTTCCTCCTTTGACAATGGTTCAGTTTTCTTTTCTTCTTTCTTTTTTTCTGTTACTTTAGTTTCTGTAGATCCGAAACCTAGAAAACTAGCAAGTTTACCAAAACCTGGTATGGCTTTTGTTAATGCTCCAATAAAATCAAAATCAAAAACCGATGTGATAAATGATACAACACTATCCATTAATCCACTAATGGTATCCAATATCGTATCTACAACATTCTGGAATATATCAGTGAAACTAAACGAATCTAATAATTCAGAAAATTTCTCAAAACCTAATGCACTAGCAACCCAAGAAACCAAGTCTTTAATTAAATCTGGTATAAACCCATAAATTTTAGCGGGAAGTTCACTTATCAGTGTTCCTATATTTTGAAATATATTTGAAAATGATTCTATTATAGGACTAAAAAAGTTCGATATAGAGGTTCCTATTGATGCAAATATATTACCAAACCAATCAAATGCGTTGCCAATACCATTTTTAATGATATCCTGAAAACTAAACGAATCAAGAGATTTAGAAACATCATCAAAACCGAAAGCACTTGCTACCCAAGATATTGCATCTTTTAATAGATCCATTGGGTACCCTATCATTGTAGCACCAAGCCCTGATATAAATGCTTTGAATGTTTCCATAATAGAACCAGTTTCTTCAAAGGTCTTAAAGGCATCATTGAATGCATTATATAATGATTTTATTGCTAATCCAATAGCAAGTGCTGCTCCTACTATCAATAATGCTGGTACTAACATTGGAGCAATAGCCGCTAATATAGGAGCAAGAGCAGCACCTATAGAAGAGAACATTCCCATCATACCAGGAATAAAACTGGTCATCATAAAAGCTTTAGCAGCAGACATTGCATTTTTAAGAAGGTTCCACCCCTTACCAGCAAACTTCGTAAGACCTTTCAAGAAACCTTTAAAGTCTGCTATCCTTTCAGGTAACCACTTCATCTGCATAAAAGTTCTTACTGCTGTAACAGCCACCTTTAACGCTTTAAATCCTGATATAATTTTACCACCAAACTTCAAACCAATTCCTAATATTATACCAGAAAGTATTCCTGCATGTTTCCAAATCAACTCTAAAGCACCGCCAATATCGCCTTCAACGATTTTATTAATTGCTTTAAACATATCAACGACAAAATCAATAGCACCATTTATAATTTTAATGAATGTTTCTGGGCTAAATAATAAAAGTGCTATCCCAGCAAGACCTGCAAGCAGTCCACCTTTAGACTTTAAACTTTCACCAAGTGATTTTAAACCATCAGACATTCCTTTGGTATTTTCTTTAATCTTATTCCATATTGATGCTTGTGATTTTAATTTCTTTTCAGATTCTCTACGTTGTTCTTCACCTTGTGCTAATTTACCAAGTGCTTCTAGTGTTTCACTCGCAGATTTCTTTTCTTCATCAGATGAACTAGGATTCTCTAATATTGAACTAACATCAGCAAATTGACTGGCAAGTTCAAGTGAATTTTCATTTGAATCTTTGTTTAGTTTTTTAAGTTTAGCACCCAAATCTCCCTTAGACAACGAAACCTGTAATCCCTCATTTTGTGCTTCTAGGGTTTTAGTTAAGTTCTCTAAAGATTTATTTTCAAAAGATTTTAATTTCTTTTCAGATTCTCTACGTTGTTTTTCACCTTGTGCTAATTTACCAAGTGCTGCAAGTGTTTCACTAGCAGATTGTTTTTCTTCATCAGATGAACTAGGATTCTCTAATATTGAACTAACATCAGCAAATTGACTGGTAAGTTGTCTAGAATTCTCTGTAGTATTAGCATTTAGATCTTCAAGTTGTTTACTTAAACCATCCATAACCAAATTGGTGTCTAATATTTTATTTTGTGCCTTTAGAGATTCTGTTAATTTATTTATTGGACTGTTTTTTTCTGCTTCCTTCTGTGCCTTTTTAAGTGCTGCCTCATTCCTTCTAGCAAATTCACCCATAGCATTAACATTCATAACTGAAGATGCTTGAATTTCTTCTGTTACTTCAGAATCACCCTCTTTCCAAACATCATTTAGTTTTTTAAGTTCAGATGTAACAGCATCAACATTCAAAGAAGTTTTTAACGCTTCAGTTTGTTGTTCTATTGCATCTGTTATATCATTATCCTTTGCCATTATTTTTTACCTGTTTTGAGATTTAATTCGGTCGTTTTCTTCTTTAATATATTGTACTAATAACATAAGATATATCTCCCTTTCCCAAGGGATCATTGAATCCAATTCAGATAAAGAATATTTATGATGTTGCATTAGAGAAAAATTAGTCTTATAATAATTCTCTAATGAATCATGTGACATGCATACTAAAAAAAACTTTGTAGACCTTCCAACACTACAGAGTTATCTTCACCACACGATACACATTTGAAGTCAATGTCATGTTTTAGTTTTGGCATATCATCAAAATACTCTGATATCTTCACAAATTGTGTTGAAGTTAATGATTCTAGAAATGCTAGTAGATTTGCTGGAGTTTCATCTTGAGCAAGATATACACTTTCTTTATCGTAAATAGATTCAATAGAAGATACTACTGCTCCCATTGCATTATCTCTGTCATCATTTTTAGATGATAATTGTTGCTTGATACCCTTCACGGTAGGATATTTTAATACAATTCCAATTTCATCTGTTAATTGAATCTTCTCAGATCCTTTCATTTCACCCGACACTTTAACTTTGTCTAGATTGATTTCTATTTCATTCTTGGTTTCGCATGAAGTACATTTGACACCAATCTTAGCAATTTCGCCAACTGATTTAGCACGAATCTTTAAGAAGATATATTCCATATCAAACATAGGAAGTTTATCAACATTTACTTTGCCGTCAGTGCAACCAGAAATGACATCACGTAATGCTGTTATCATTTGCTTTTGATCGTTAGTTTCAATGCCCATCATAAGAATCTTTTCTTCTTTGACTAGGTAAGGTCTGTATTCAATTTCTTCTTGTGTACTAGGTATAACCAATGTATATTTTGGTGTATTAATTCTAGGTAATGCCATTATATTCTCCTGTAATAATAATAATATTGTATTCTTTATCCAATCAAGTTTGATAAACCCGTTGATGCTCTATTAGTTATAGACGTAATTCCTGTGTTAACTTCACCAATAATATCGTCAAGAAACCCAACTCCTGTTGATGGTGTTGTGATACCACCAAGACCAGTATTACCACCCGCCAATATATCTTTTACTCCTTCTGAGATAGGTGATGTTATAGATGTGACAGTTGAAGTTATATTTTCTTTGATGGCATTAATAGTAGAATTCAACGAATCATCCAATGATGTTTGAATACCCTGTTTAACGGAGTCTAGATCAAATTCAACTTGGTTTGGGATATCACCAAATGGACTATATGGTAATGATGCGATGTTAGGATTCGGTATTGATAATGCATCCCCAAAATCTGCTGTAGATGAAACCTGCTCAAAGTTACTTCCCTTAGTTGTAAAATTATCAAAGGTCATCACAATGGTTAACTTAGATAATGCACCATCACTAACACTTAATGGTGTTATAGCCATT